CGATATCAAAAACCTCAAAGACTTACCTGCTCGCATGAATCGAGTAGAGCAGAAACTCGCTCGCATGGAGTGGATTGAGAAGCTGGTCTTTACCGCACTTGGTTCGGGCATCACAGGATTCATCGCTGCACTCTGGGCTTTGATCCGATGAGACACCCATTCTCAAAGAAACTCATAACCTCACGCTTCGGGGCTACTGCTAATCGCCTGATCGCACACAGGGGTCTTGACTATGCCCCAAAGGAAGGCTCACGCATTCCAGCGGTAGCTGATGGCACAGTCCAGTCGGTCAAGTGGTCAAGGATTCTAGGTTGGGTTTTAGTCCAATCGGCTTGGGATGAAATTGGCAAGCGAACAGTTTTCATCGGCTACTGCCACCTTCAGGAAGAACCAAAGTTGAAGGCAGGGACAAAGATAAAGAAATCTCAGACTGTCGGACTGACCGGCAATACAGGCTCAGCATCCAAAGGCAGCCACCTTCATCTCACAATAGGTCCAAGGCCAACCTCAGTTTTCTTCGGGGTCGTATTTGATCCTGAGACCTTTATCGATGAGCGACTAAGTGCCTAGCTGGAAACACCGCAGAAGACTTATCTATTTATCTTTTGCTCTGTCTGCATTCATGATTCTGTTTGGAGCGATTACCTATGAGGCAGATTCCTCAGTTAGCCGAGAACTAATCATTGGCGGGGTGGCTTTGATTTCTATCATCCTGACCGCCTATACTGCTTTTGCTACCTACGAAGATGTTAAAACTAGAAAGGGCAACCATGAAGATCTTTAGTCTGGACTTCCTAAACTACGCTGGCGAGAGAGCTATCAAGACTGTCGCTCAGGCAGCAATCGCATTCCTTGGATCAGGCTCAATTGGCCTATTCGCCATTGACTGGGTTTCGCTTGCCTCAGTTTCACTTGGAGCAGGCTTTCTTTCAATCCTGACAAGTGTCGCATTCAAAAAAGACTAGGTGGATCACCTACCTCTGTCCCAATGACCATGAATTAGTCTTCGGGCATGAGGTCAATAGTCGAGGCAAATTTCAGTCAGGTTCGCCTGCTGTTTGCATGACCTGTCAAAACCCCTACAACAGGGCTATCGTTCGCTTGGAAGAGTCGCAGCCCAAATCCCATACTTCTGACCTGACTCCACCGCATATCTAAAGCACTCAGCCTTGACTGGGCAGGTGTCACAGAGCCTCTTGGCGATCACGATAGACAGCCTTCGGCGTGTCTCATCTCGAATATCCTCGGGATAGAAAAGCTCAGGGAAATCCTCACAGGGCACGCCATTAGCCGCATGAATAGCCCTCAGAAGGCGGTAGTGCTTCTGGTCGAAATGTGCCATTGTAGAAGCCTACGGAATAAATGTCGGAGGCAGGGGAGAAAATACAGACATGTTCAAAACACATGCACCTGAGAAATTCAATGAAGCGACACTACTCGGAGTCTTTGAGGCTGGCACGCCTGAATGGCACGAAGCCCGGAAGGGATCTATCGGGGGATCTGAGATCTCCACAATCATGGGACTGAATCCTTTTGAGTCACCTATGGCTCTATTCCTGAAGAAGACAGGAAAGATACCCTCGCAGATAGAGGAGAACTGGGCCATCAGATTTGGCAAAGCCTTCGAATTGCCCATCCTACAGCTCTGGGCCGAAGAGCACCCAGAATACGATGTCTATTTGACAGGCACTTATCAAGATGCCCTGCTGCCCTTCCGACACGCCAATCCTGATGCCTTAGCTCGACACAAAGAGACAGGCGAGTGGATTGTCATTGAGGTCAAGACAGGCCGACAGACTTGGGAGGAATTGCCTGCTGGTTACTACGCTCAGGTGCAGCACTACCTAGACATTCTCGGACTACAAAGAGCTGCCCTAGTAGCGGTAGCGGGAATGACATGGCATGACTACTGGATCGAGCGTGATGACTTTGAGATTGACATTGCTCGACAGAGAGCCATCGATTTTCAGGCCTGCCTATTCTCAGACCAGAGACCCGAATGGGATGGATCTGAATCCACCTATGAGGCCATTCGATTTATGCACCCACTTATCGATGAGACTGAGGTCGAGATAGATTCCTTGCATTATCTAGTCAATGCTCAGGCAAAATACGATGAGGCTGCAGAAGAACTTAGGCTAATAAAATCACAGGTCATGGACATTATGGGTAAAGCAAAGTATGCCTATATGGAAGTCGATGGAGAGAAGATTCGCATCGCATCCAGACAGGCTAAAGGAAATGGACTGCCCTATTTGGTAGTCAAGAAAGGAAAGAAATAATGGCCCGCTTTGATCTCTCACAGTATGCGACTGTCGAAGAAAGACTGAAAGCATTTTGGTCAGCACCTGAGTCACAAGATGCTCGAATAGTGACTATCAATCACACTAAGGATTCAAGTCTCTGGATCATCGAGACTCGCTTGTATCTCACCGCTGGAGATCAGGCCAATGAGCTTCCAAAGACCACGGGCTGGGCAAGTGAGGCAAACTCAGACCCATTTGCTCTAGAGCGATGTGAGACCAGCAGCATTGGCCGGTGCCTCGCAAATTACATTTACTCAGGCAACAAGAGGCCAAGTCGAGAAGAGATGGAAAAGGTCGCAAGGATGGATTGGCTTGAGAGAGCTGGTAGTCTTGGCACAATCGAAGAACTGCGAGACCTTTATGCACAAGCTAAAGCCAACAACGCTTCTCAGGAAATCCTAGAAGGGTTGAAACTTTATGCTCAGCGATTTGAAGAGAGCCAAACTCCAAGAGCTGGAGGAGGCGTATCTGGTGGCAAGGTTTCGAGGTCAGGAAAGTGAAGCTCAGTTCTGGAACAGGGAACTCATCGAGCTTCTGTTAGGGGTGTTGAGTGATACAGGAAATCCAGAGGCAACTAGCGGAACTGATAGCTGAGAACTCTAAGGGTTCGACTGCTCTATTCGATGCTGAGAGAGCTTTGGCTGAGGCTGAATACGATTTGGATCTAGCTGAGCAAAAGGCTTACATAAAATCACAAGGCACAGTCAGGGATCGTGAGGCTATGGCTCGACTTGAGTCTGCTGACCTTAGGCTTCAGCGGGATCTACGCAAGGCAGAACTAAATAGGATCAGGCAGAAAATCAGGTCTATAGAGACTGCCTCTATGGTGCTTGCGACACAGGCCAAACTTATGGGGCAGGAAACACGCCTGTGAAGCGACTGGAGGCGATTAGGCGGGCTGTCGAGGCTCACCCCTACTGCCCACATTGCGGGGCTACAAATGGCCTACAAACGCATCACAGGGCTAATAGGGGCATGGGTGGCTCGAAGGCTATGGACCGCTTTGACAATCTGCTCAGAATTTGCCCTAATTTGAACTACAGCATGGAATCTGATTCCGCTGTGGCTACTGAGGCCAGAGACATGGGCTGGAAGCTGGGCAAATGGGATGGTTTTGACACGCCGTATTTTGACAGGGTGCAAATGAAATGGTATTCATTGACTGAGTCAGGGGAGAAAAGAGAGAGTGACCCTCCTAATTACTTGATCTAAGAAAGGATAAGAATGGATATCGAGGAATTAGCTTGCAAGATGAGGCTAAGGGCTATCAAGATCGAAGATGAGATTGGCCCGAATGAAAGACAGCAGCACTTAGTAGAGCAAGAAAGACTAGAGGCTCTACAAAAACTCTATTTCAATGCTGGTCGATGGGCTGGAGGGGCTAGAGATCGCATTGCCAAACAGGCATTTCAGAAAATTAGTTTAGGAGAATGATGCTGGTTTTTGATTTTTTCTCAGGCACAGGCTCAAGCACAATTGGATTCAAAGAAGCTGGAGATCAGGTTATCTCCTTTGAGCTTGACCCGACCTTTGAGGCCGATGAGCATTGCGACATCATGAGCTTGACCGCCGAATACTTGATTAGCACTTACGGCAAGCCTGACTTTGTTTGGGCATCGCCGCCATGCACAGCATTCAGCGTGGCAAGTATCGGACACCATTGGAAGGGCGGAGCAAATGCCTATGAGCCGAAAACACCAGAGGCTTCTTACAATCAGGAGATAGTCGCTCACACTCGCAGGCTAATTGAGCAGCTAAATCCGACCTATGGATTTCTGATTGAAAACCCAAGGGGGATGCTGAGAAAGCTGCCACCGGTGCAAGGTCTAAATAGAAGAACAATTGCTTATTGCCAATACGGAGATACACGCCAAAAGCCAACTGACCTTTGGGGTGATGTTGTCAACTGGATACCAAGGCCAATGTGCCGGCCGGGTTCAACCTGCCACGAAGCTGCTCCAAGGGGCAGCCGAAGTGGGACACAGGGGCTAAAAGGATCGAAACAACGCAGCATGGTTGCCCCAGATTTATCGAGGGAATTGAGATTGGCTATTAAAGAATTTTTGGATGACAATGGCACTAGCTGAGAACTACAGCATCGAACGCATTAGCTACCAAATGGCTCAGGATGCTGTGATAGCAAATCACTATCTGCACCGCAAAGCTCCATGCACATTCGCATTTGGGATGTTTGATTCAGTCGGACAGCTAGTAGGAGTAGTGATCTATGGCGTGCCTGCCTCTAGCACCCTGCTGAAGGGCATTTGTGGGCCTGATGAGGCACAGAATGTCTATGAGCTGACTCGCCTATGGGTGGATGATTCAGTCCCCAAAAATGGAGAGAGCTGGCTCATAGGGCAAACGCTAAAGCAGCTAGACAGAGAGATCGTGGTCAGCTTTGCAGATAGTTCTGCTGATCATGTTGGCTATGTCTATCAAGCCACAAATTTCATTTACACAGGCCTGAGTGCAAAGTTCAAAGATCCTAAGGTCAGGGGCATGGAGGGGCAGCATCATGCCAGCTATGCCAATGGCCTAACAAACGCTGAGGTCATCGAGAAGTTCGGTGACAGGGTCTATTGGGTCGAGAGACCCCGCAAACATCGCTACATTTACTTCAACGCTAGCAAAACCAGAAAGAGAATCCTTATGTCCAAGCTCAGAT